CAAAATTCCAAATTAAAAAGCCCTGCTGCTAGTTCGTGACCACATTGCAGCAGGGCGAGTTGTTCAACGTCTATCTATGTTAGTCTTGGCGACGTTGAATTAACGGCTACCCCATGGAGGATTAGTAGCGCCAGCAGCTTGACCGCCTCCCCCTTGCTGCCAACCATTGTTCTGCTGAGCAGGGTTTTGATTAGGCTGCTGTTGAGGTTGCTGCTGAGGCTGAGGATTGCTATTCCAGCCTCCACCGGCTTGCTGAGTTAATGGAGCAGAAGTGTTAGCAGGAACAGGATTTTTACCCGGCTCATTACCAGCGCCGTCAAGCACCTTTTTAATTTCAGTATAACCGCCGTTAGGCTTTTCAGTAGAAGGCTCATTGCCTTTCTGAAAACCTACTTCAATCATACATTGCGCTCCACGTAATGCAGCGCCTTCATCATCACCGCGTACTTGGAAACGTCCTGTAGCGCGGCAAAGAGCAGAAAGTTGACCGTTCGCAATTTCTACAGCTTGGGGATTTTTATTCCACAAATTGTAACGCATAACAGCAACGCCAGCAGGAGTAGTAAATTCAACTTCTAAAAAACCGCCGTCTTTGTTTTTGTTTTCATTAATAGAAGTATCGCTTACGGTAGCCGGAAAACGTCCTACAGGATGGTTAGTACCTCCACCTTGTCTAGGTTCATGTTGGTTAGCGTCGAAAACATAACCTTGCATCTGCATTTTAGTTAACCCCATCCTTTTTCAGGCTCAGCCTGAGTTGTTTCAGTTTCAATCTCAGGTTCACCTTTTTGAATTTTTAAAAGGCGTGAGCCTAGATATTTTAGGCGCTCAAAACTTTCTTCAGTAAGACCAACACCAGCAGTTTTGATAGCAAGACTGGTGTAAGCAGCTTTAATTTCTTCTTCAGTTAATTTTGCTTGAAAAGTTTTCATCAGCCTAACGCCTTCTTTAAGCTAGCTACATCTTTCTGAAGTGCTTTAATAGCTTCGCTCATTTGAGTGAGATTGAGTTTATAAGGACCAACCTTTTGCCCCGGCTTGCGACCACGTTTAGATACTGCTTTTTTAGCCATTCTCTATAACTCCTATTTTGTTATATCTTTTACAGCCCACATAACCGCTTCTTCAATCTTTGTACGGGCTAGTGACAATTCGCGGCTATTCGGAAACATATCTAAAAATTTTATAAAATCTAAACCCATATCTTTAATCTTCTGCATATTTGCTTTTTCTGCATCAGTGAGTACACGATATTCATGACGCATAACATTATTTACAGTACGTTCATCTGAAGTTGATTTAACTGTATCATTCATTTTCTACACCATTGCTTTCTTCACTAAGTCTGCAAAATTAGGCGGCTCAAAATCATTTAAATTACCAGTTCTACACCTAGCCATTACATCGTAACTGCCATTACAACGGAAAGCTAATTGCTCTCCCTGTACACCGGGAATAAATGTTTTACCAAGATATAAAATTGCATCGTATTGACCGGGAGCCTGAGCGGGTAAGACTTTGCCGGGAAAATAAGGACGTTTGTAGTTAGCTCCGTTAACGTCTAAATTTTCTTCTTTGCAAATTAAATACATATGTTTGTTTTTATAAAAATACAAATCTAAAAGATGCTTCCAAACTTTTTCAGCCATATCTCCGTATAGCTGCATACCATGTTTAATGCCGCGTTTCTTTGCGTCCTCTAAATACATATCACACATAAAAGAAACGCTATCTACACCAAGCGTATCAAACTGTTTTGCTTCAGAAGAATTTAAAAACCATTTAAAAAATTCTTCAATCTTTGGCACGGTGTCAGCTTGATATGTGGGTATGTTTGATCCACGCATAGAAAGTAGCCCCGGCTCACAAGCTAAAAGAATTGGGCGCGGGGCTGTCGAAACTAAAGGCGTCTTTCCAGTACCGGCTGCACCATAGACGATAGCCTTAAAGCCAAAGGCTTTAGCAAAATCATGCGCTGGTCTTAAATCAGTTATGTTCATGAAATTCTCAAAGGCTCTGATGTTATTATTAAAAGTTTTTTAGGTTTTCTCATTTTAGCTTTTGTTTCTTCTGTATGTTTAAAGCCTAAAGCCCATTTGTTTCCTAAATGAGATTTTCCTATTTTACTTTTAGTTTCTTCAGAAAATACCCTACCTTTATTTCCTAAAGATATATTTTTACAATGTTCTTTAGTAAACTTTTTTCCTAACTTAATTTCTCTTTGTTTTTTTCTAGTTTCAACTGAGCGTTTAATACCTAAACTACTTCCTGCTGTAGGAGACAAATTATAACCGTTAGGTCTAACACAATTTAAGCTATCAATATAATATTGTTCACGTTCAATTAATTTTTCTTTTTCGCAGTATTCTAATACTTGAAATTCAAAAGCATTTTCTCCGTAAATATGCCAAGCATTTTGAAGGTAAATATTACGATGCTTTTTAGCTTTTAAATCTTTTTTATGCCAGCCCCAACGCTTTTTAATATTTACAGCACTACCAACATAAACATTACCGTTTATTTTATTTATAATTTTATAGATACCTGACCTATTAAATTCAGTAGCAGGACGTAAATCGCGTTGATCCATTTTTAATTTCTATAATCTTGAGGATAATTTTTCATGTGGTTACGTTTTTTTCTACAAGTACTACATTTACAATTATATCCATCAGGGCAAGGCCATTTTTCAATATCTCTATGAGCTAATGAAATTTTTTGTTTTGTATCAAAACTATGAGGCTTTCTAGAATGAGGAGTTTTACTTACTCCTGTAGTAGCGTTAGAAATTTTAGCTCTTTGTTCTGGTGTTCTTTTTTTACCTAATCCTGACGGAGGTTTAATGGCATCTGAATTTATGTTATAACCAATTTTCCTATTAGATGAATTTAATAAAGTTATCCAAAATTGTTCACGTTTTAACAAATCTTCTTTTTCAACTAGCTCTATGACAATAAATTCAAAGGCTGACGCTCCGTATTTATTGTAAGCATTCTGTAAATAAATATTTTCGTGTCTATTTTTTCTTAATTTACGTTCATGCTCCCATTGTCTAACATCATAGTCTTGTGTATGACCTATATAAAATTTTTCATTAATAATATTGAGAATTTGATATATACAAGACTTCATTTTTTCTTAGTAGGTTCTTTTATTTCAAGTGTTGGAGAAGCTTCTTTTATTTCTAAAAATGTATTTATGATATTTATAATATCAGCCGCCGTTTTATCTCCTTTGTCTTTATCTTCCTGAAGTTGTCTATATTCAGACAATAAAAATTTTGGGTGCCAGCTAACTAAACGGTCAGCTATAAAACTCCCACTATTACCTAACTCAGAAATTTTACTTAAACCTTTTTCTACAATATCATTATCTAATAGATTGTAGTTATATTTTACAACAGCTTTTAACTTGTAGCCATTGCCAAGCTCTTGCGTATTTGTTCCTTCCTTAGCTTCAGGAAAAGCTGAGCGAACAATAAATTTACGAATTTCCATTTCAGCAGCTTTAGCTACTTCAATAGCATCTTTGCATCTTTGCCATTCCATCAAAACTTGGTCGCGAGTTAAATTATCCCAAGGTGTAGACGGAAATGGATTTACAGGAGCGTTCATTATTTTGTATCTCCCCAACCAATCGCATTAGTTGGAATTTTATCAGCACTAGGCTTAGGTGCATAAGCTTGTACTTCTTGAGGCTTATCATCTACTACCGTAGCTGCGTCTTTAATAATCTTCAAAATAATATCAGCCGCGTTTGTCATGCCGGTAGAAACAGAACCTAACACGCGGCTAGCAGCTTCTAACTTATGAGTTAGCTCAGCGTTTTTTTGACGTTCATGAGCTAGCAAATCTTCCATTACGCGCAACTCCATTAAATCAGCGCGACGTTCGTTTACTAACTCTTGGTTATCACTAACTAAAGCGTTATAATGATCCCTAGCTGTTTCAAATGGAGTGCGATTATCATCATAAGTCTGACGCGCTCTGTTTTCGCGCTCTGTCAAAATTGCTAGTTGTTGGCTTTGATCGTTCATTCTTCATCTGCCTTTTTCGGAATACAATAACTTTTATTTGTAGCCTTACCTAAATCTTGCAAAGCTGTTTTGATAATTTCAGATAGCTTGTAGCTTTGACTATGATAACTTTCTGCTTGAAGCGTATCTTTAAATTTATGCCAATCTCTAACAGGCATAGATATAGAAATTGTCATTTCCATATCATCAATAGCTTTTGAATTTATATGATATTGAGCAGTAATCATTTATTTTTTATTCCTTATTTAATAATCGCGAATAAGCTTTAAGAGCCTCCATAGGCAAGAGCAAACGGCTTATCAGCGTCAAAAACCTAAACCGCTTAAATTCCCCTGTCAATTACGGAATAGCCCTTGCAGAAAAAAAATTTCAAGCTAGGTTGTTCCAATCTCAAAAAGCTCATAATTCAAGAAAGCCTTATAAAATATGGATTACTCTCATTTTCCTTCAGAACTTGAGGACAAGACGCGCAAACTTTTAAAAGAATTGCCGCGCCAAATTAAATATAGGCATATCTCCGAAGCAACTGGGATTAAAGTCACTTGGTTATGTGATTTTGCATCTGGTAAATTAAAGCTGCCTAGTGTGGGTAGAGTTGAAACACTTTACAATTATCTTTCACCTACTCCATTGTTTCCTAAGAATTGAAATTAATTAAATGCCGCCTTTTAATGCGTTTGCTATTCCTAGTGAGCTACGCGCCCTTAATCAATGGTGCTTGTGGAAGTATGAAGATATTGGAACGCCTAAACCCACAAAAGTACCGTATCAACCAAATGGATTTAAAACGAGTGTCACGGATAAATCTACTTGGGCTAGTTTTAACGATTGTTTTAATTCTTATAATTTTGGCGGTTATGACGGTTTGGGGTTTATTTTTAGTGATAGCGACCCTTATGCTTTTATTGATTTGGATAGCGTCAAGTATCTCAAAGATGGTGTTACGCCTAATCCAAATTATCAAATTGATTTAGATAGACAGCTAAAAATATTTCATGAGTTTGATAGCTACAGTGAAATCTCTCCATCAGGAGAGGGATTACATATCATTGTTAAAGGCTCCCTTCCATCTGGAAAGCGTAGAGACTTTGTAGAACTTTATAGCTCAGCGCGATACGCGACCATGACAGGTAATGTATACGCTGAGAAACCTATTGCAGACAGAAACGATTTGCTTTTGCAGCTTTATCATCAAATGGGTGATGAAGTAAAAATTATTGCTGCTTCAAGTCAGCCTCAATTTTTATCTGACGATCAGGTTATAACGCATGCTCTGGGAGCTGTTAATGGTGAAAAATTCTTAAAGCTTCATACGGGTAGATGGCAGGAATTGTATTCTTCTCAGTCTGAAGCGGATTATGCTTATATAGATATTATTGCATTCTACTCTAAGAACACAGAACAAATTGTTAGGCTCTTTCGTGCATCACCACTTGGTCAACGCGATAAAGCTAAGCGTAAAGATTACGTCTTAGGAATGGTCAATCAATCGTTTGACAAGATGCTTCCTAATATTGATTTTGATGGTTTTAAAAATGCTCTTGACGTTAAGCTTGCAAAAAGAAACCAGCAGCTAGACCTTCCTAATATTCCATCAGCCAATCAATCATCAATTCCTTTACCCCCCGGTCTAATCGGAGAGATAGCGCAATTCATTTTTGAAGCTGCTCCACGTCCTGTTGAAGAAATTGCTTTAGCTGGTGCCATAGCTTTAATGTCTGGTATTTGTGGTCGCTCTTATAACATTAGCTCTACTGGTTTAAATCAGTATGTGTTGATGGTAGCAGGAACTGGTTGCCATGCTAAAGGTACTGAAATCTTAATGTATGACGGTTCTGTTAAAAATGTAGAAGATATTAATATCAATGATTTAATCATGGGGCCGGATAGTCTGCCACGTAAAGTATTAAATTTAGCGCGTGGTATAGAGCCTATGGTTAAAATTATTCCTACAAAAGGCGATAGCTTTGTTGTAAATCAAAATCACATTTTATCGTTAGTTCATACTCAACATAAAGACAGAGTAAATTTAACAGTTGTTGATTATCTTTCGCGTTCAAATAAATTTAAACATTGCTATAAACTTGAACGTAAAGCCGTTGATTTTCAAGATAAATCGCTTCCATTAGACCCTTGGTTTTTAGGAGCTATGTTAGGTGACGGTCAACTAGGCCCAAAGATACAATTAACTAGTCAGGATAATTGTATTCGTGAAAGAGCTAAAGATATTGTAGAACATCTTGGTTTAGAAATTCGCACTAGCCAAGTTGAAGGTAATAAATCTTTTCAAGATACTTACGTTAGATCAAGTCCTAAAGTCAAGAATGAGCTAAAATTAATATTTGAAGATTTAGGTTTGTATGATGTTCCTTGTGAACATAAATTTATACCTGAAATATACAAAACTTCTCATTATGAAGATAGGCTGGCTATTTTGGCAGGTTTATTAGACACTGATGGTAGCTTAACTAACAATTGTTATGATTATATATCTAAATCAAAACGTCTTGCAAAAGATGTTTGTTTTGTTGCGCGTTCTATTGGCGCAGCAGCTTACATGTCAGAATGTGAAAAATATTCTCAACTTGGTACAGGTGGTATCTATTATAGAGTTTCTATTAGTGGAGATTTGTCTAATCTTCCAATGTCACTCGAATATAAAAAATCTAAGCCAAGACTTCAAAAGAAAAATGTATTAGTCAGTGGTTTTAAGGTAGAACTGCTACCAGAAGATAATTTTTATGGTTTTGCATTAGACAAAGATCATTTGTATCTTACCGCTGATTTTACTGTTCATCATAATACGGGTAAAGAAGCAGCAGCGGCGGGTATTAGCAAGCTTATTAACGCTGTTAAAATGCAAGTACCAACAGCGTCAGAATTTATAGGACCGTCTGAAATATCTTCTGGTCCTGCTTTGTTTAAATACCTAGGTACTCAGTCTAGATCATTTGTATCTATCCTTGGTGAATTTGGTTTAAGAATAAAACAGCTATCCGCTGAAAATGCGAATGGAGCAGACATATCGTTACGTCGAATGCTGTTAGACCTTTTCAATAAATCAGGCTTTAATGACGTAGCTTATAAGTCCATCTATTCGGATAAAGATAAGAACACCACTGATATTTTTTCCCCGGCTCTGTCCATCTTTGGAGAGAGTACACCGGAACGCCTCTACACGGCATTGAACGAGGAAATGATTAGTGAAGGTCTGCTACCTCGTTTCCATATTATCGAATACAGGGGCAACAGGCGCGATTTAAACGAGCATCACGCCAGCATTCAGCCTCCTTTTCAACTGGTAGAGAAGCTTGGTGCGATTTGCGCTCACAGTATGACTATGAATTACTCCATGCCGCGTAAAGTGGTCAATGTAGAAACAAACGACGCTGCTTATAAATTGCTTCAAGACTTTGACAGGTTAGCTACTGATAAAATTAACAATGGTGATAAGAACGTAGTTAAAGAACTTTGGAATAGGGCACACGTAAAAGCTTTAAAGCTCTCTGCTCTTATCGCTGTTGGTGTCAATTACGTTGCACCAGTAATAACTGAAGATCATGTTAATTGGAGCATTACATTGATTACCAATGACATTAATAATTTAACAGCACGTTTTGAAGCTGGTGAAATTGGACAGGCGCAAGCGGCTGAGAGCAAGCAAGTTACTGAGGTTAAGAAAACGATACGTGAGTATATCCATGCTGATTGGTCTGTAGCTAGCAAATACTCGGACAATCAAGCGTTACATATTGCTAGGATTGTGCCTTATGCCTACATTAGCAGGAGGCTTATTGCTTCTGCTGCTTTCCGTCATGATCGGATGGGAGCTACAAACGCTATTAAGCGTACACTATCTATTATGATGGATAGCGGGCAAATCTTAGAGGTAGGACGCGCTGAGTTAGGTTCTAAGTATGGAACAACTCAACGCGCATTTGTTGTTAAGGACGTGACAATTATTGAGTAGTAAGATAACAATTACTTACTGACTTTTTATAATTTATTTTTTGAAGTCTAACACATTCGTCATAATTAGCAGCTTGAACTTCAATATGAGGTATTGAAGGAAAATATATTATAAATGCCCATACTAAAATCATTTCAACCTCAACATTCCACCAGTTTCAACAGGACGCCCAAAGCTAGCACGTTCGCCAGCAGCGCGGCCATGCTGAGCGGCGTTGTAGTCTTGTCGAGTACCACGGCTACGCGGCATACGCAACGCCAATCCCATTTCCTTCATTTTGTTGTCAATTAATTCATTCTTGATAACAACAAGAGCATTTGAATTTGCGCGTACTTCAACTTTAATCATCGCGCGAATACGCTCATTAATTCGATTGCAGCAACCAGCTACAAATCCGTTAATGACTACTCGTTTCTCAGAAGGATGAAGCTTAGTATATCCATTCTTCCAAATGTAATTTCGCAATTCTTTTTGCACAAACGCTGTCAACGTTTCCAAGAGCCATACAGCAAAATCAACATCACCAGTCATACCACAATAGTTGACAGTCTTTTTATTATTAGAAGTCCATGCTTTAGTATTGGTAAATTCGCTGATAGATACGCTCAGCCAAAGTTTGATATTGTGGGGATCGCGCATATCTTGAGTAGCTTTAACTTCAGCCTTCTTCAATGCTACTATTCATTTTCTTCATCCTCATATTCATCAGTTTCAATCTTACCAGTACCTTTACAGGCAGAACATTCGTGATAGCGAGAAGCAGATGGACTATTGATAGGAGTGCTATCGTAATGTCCGATACCGTCGCATTCTTTGCATTCGATTAGCATTGTCTCTACTCCTTGTTTCGATACCGCTAATCTACATCTTTTAAATCTTTAGTCAAGCGGTATTTCAATTATTTATACTGCTTAGCTATAAATTCTTTTCGGTCATAGCCGAACAAAGTGTCATACATCGGATGATTTGGATTACCTTCGTTCAACATGTGTCGCGGTGTATTTTCTAATTCTTCGCAAGCTTGAGCATGACCAGCGGCTTGTATACGTCTAGCTACTTTGCTATCAAATATTGATTGTGGGATATCATATTTCATTTTATTCTCCATTTGTTATTCAATATTTGAACTGTATCAGGATTTAAAATTAAGTCAATATTTAATCTTTGACTTCTACAAATTTTTCTCCATCCCAAACACTAGCAGCATTCATATTAAAGAATTTAATCATTACTGTTACATCATTGTTAGTTTCTGTTAATCGCTCATAATCATTAATAAGAATTTTTAGAGCGTTCAAAAATTCATCCCTGCTCATTTCTCCTGCTCCTCAATCATCAGCATCCAAACAGCCAGCTATTTCTTTATATGTTAAGCTCAGATGATTGGCTTGTTTTATGTTGCATTGCAAAAAAGAAAGAGGCTTAACAGCCTCTTTCTTTACTTCTTCATAATGGGGGCCAAGACGGCACAGCCCGCGAGACTTATCGGAAGCCCATGCTTGCTTAGACTTTACCCAACGAACACCATAAGCATACCAGCAATTAAATTCAGGCGTAAATTCAAGAGTGTCAACTTCAATCTTAAACTTGTTTCCTGCTGCGAATACGATCATTTGCTTGCTCCGTTGTTTGTGTATTCAACATAGCAGCTTTTCTTTATCCGTCAAGCTTTATTTTTAAATTATTTGCTATTTTCCTCATTATAAATAGCTTCGGCTGCTTCTTTAGCTTCTTTATAACTATCAAAAAGCTTACCGTACATATCGACACCATAGCGTGACATTGTGCGAGTTTTTTCATCCCAAATAGAGCATTGAGCGTGCCATTTAGTACCGCGCTTAGGTTTACCGTAATTTGTCCTATCTGGCGTTGCAACTAAAGTTATGTTGCCTACTTCAGCAACATAACCAGCGTCCCTCTTTTGCCAATCAAATTTATTCATATTTCTACCGCCCAAACATCAGTTACTTCAATTCCAAAGCTGATAGCATCAGATTTAGCTCTAGCAATACCGCTAGCAGCGTCTCGCGTCCAACGAAAGCACTCAAATTCAGAACCATCAGCCTTACGAGCGAAGATTACAAACTTGACTTCCATTAGAGCCTCCTATTTGCGGCGGTATTGCCGTTTGTTGATAAACATAACATAGCAGCTAATTTGATAGTGTCAACACCTATTTTAAATATTTTTAAAAATTATTCGTTTTGCATTGCACAATAATGTTCTTAACTTTTCATATTAGCACATTTTTTGAAGCCTGCCAATTAGCTTCTTTATCACGTATTGTTACTAGCTTTTAAGCATATAATCCTATAGGAGCAAATACCGTAAAAAGCCATTTACTCAGCTACTACTATCATTACTTTTTCAATGTCGTCACTAATATAAATAACTTTCATATTATCATCTAAGACTTCATAAAATATTTGAACTTTACTCATTTCTCACCACTCCTAACTTTAATCATTGCGTCAGCAAATTCATACGCCATCTTAGCAGCCAAATCGTCTACATCATCAGAAGAAATTTTATTATTCATAGCTAGCTTTAAAGCAAGCTCATAAGCTTTATCCCAAGAGTTAACCGCAATGTAATCGCGTAGGCTCATACCATATTGAGTAAGTATAGAGCCTTCAGCTAGTTTCATTTTAGAAGGAAACGCGCTACCACCATTTTTAATTTGTTCATTAATAGCTTCTTCGTCTGTCATTTAATTTTCTCGGTGAGGATGAATTATAATACTAATGCAAGTTAAAGTTATTACTATACCTAATAATACCATAGTCGATCTGTGATATGATCCTGCATAACCAGCTATAATACTGATTAGAAAACAATCCCATATGATATGCTTACTCACATCATCATTCTTTTCTTTATTTGTGAAGCAACATCTGTTGTCAATATTTTTGTAGCTAAGCTAATAGCTTGAACTAATCTATCTACTTCTGTTGTTTTAGCTACAAGCTGAGTAGCTATCAATTTTAACATAATAACAGAAGCATCACCGGGATTTATATTCTGAGACTTAAACCAGTTTATCAAAGCATTAGCTGCTTCATCGTGTTCTTTATCTGTTAACATTTAAACTTCCTTTCACCTTCTCCTATCCTAACTGCCCACATTAGCTATTTTATCGGTCCCGCGCAAGCCGTTTTAATTCGTATAAGGAATATTAACGTTCTATAAGTGATAAGTCCTTGTTTTCTCTCTCTTTATAATAATATAATAAATATAATAATATATATAAAAAGAGGGGGTACCCCTGCCTAGGGATTAGGCAGACCCCTACCCCCACTCACCCCGTTATATTTAATAATTTATTATAACCTTGACTTTTCAATGGTCGCAGACTTATATAATTTTATATGCTGTTATATTTCTGCATCTCTTTGATTTTGCTCAATAAAAAATTAATTTTCTAAATTAAAATGGAAAAACAAACAAATGACTATAGAGAAACTACAAAACAAGAATAAGATGCTGATTAAACAGTACAAATTACAACGTACTAAATGCGACATTTGCGAAACTCAATTACAAACCAACATAGATAAGATACCAATATATAATTTAGATGGAATAGCTGCTGGTATATTATGTAATGACTGTTTTGTAGGCTTAAAACGCTTCAAATACAATCCTGAGCTAATTAGGCGGGCTATGGAAATAATTAATAAAAAAATTTTAAAATAAAGCTTGACTGTATAGAATAGCATGATAGATTAGGGGTAGTTGAAACGCAGTAGTAATGTTTCGCGCAACCAAATACACTCACGCAGCTACCTTTATGATTGTATTTGACGGCGGTAAAGGTAAACGTGGTCCTGTATTAGTTTGCATTGCTAATAGCATGTTTGAGGCTATTGGTTGCGGCTGGTATATTCGCCAGAAATATTAACAATCAAAGGGAGCGCAAATGCTCCCTTCACCAACTCAAATAAGGAAATAACAAATGTCTAACCAATCAATCATTAACAAAATTCGTGCGATGCTCTCCAAGACGGTAGAGAATGGTTGCACCGAAGCTGAAGCAATGGCAGCGCTGGAAGTTGCTCAGCGTATGATGAATGAATATGAAGTTACTGAAGATGATTTGAAGCTTGAAGGCGAAAAAGCTATCATTGAAATTTCAAACATGCACGATACCCACAATATCCAATGGAAGCTTTGCTATCGTATCGCGCAATTTACTGAAACCTATTCTTACGGTAATAAGAAGTCTGTTAAGTATGCCGGATTAAAAGGTGATGTTGATTTTGCAGTATGGCTGTCTCAAACTCTTACTACGTTTGTACAGGCTCAGCTTAAAAGCTTCATGTGGAATAACGGATTGACGGTATTGCGCGGCCAAGCGCGTAACCGTGTCATTAATAGCTTTGTAATTGGTTGCTGTTCTACCATCAATAAGAAGCTTGCGGATATGGTTGCTAGCCGTACAGCCAATCCTAATTTAACCGCTCTTGTGGTAGCTAAGAAGTCTTTGATTGACGAAGCTTTAAAAGATGAAAAAATCGGTAAAGCTGACGGACGCGGCAGAAAGACTAAGATTGATGCTGTTGTTTATACTCACGGCAGAGCAGCAGGAGAGAAAGCTAGCTTTGGGCGTCCTGTTGAAACTGGTGGAATGTTGAGGTTGAAATGAAAGCTAATTATTGGACAATAACAATTAAAAATAATATCGGAGATAGAATTTATTTTGCTTTCCGAATTTTATTTGA